CATAAATCCTCATCCAGCACCAGCACCCTGTTGTAGGTGTCATGACCCACGGTGAAATACCTGGTCACAGCTACCGATGAGTGCTCGAAGTGACGTTGGGTGTAGGTGTCAATCGCCGCCTGCGCCCGCGCGATGATAGTCGTAATCAGCGTAGCGTCGCCGGTGGTGGTGATACCCAGGTATGTGCGGACTGCCGATTCGGTCGTGTAAGCCATATCTCCTCCTGGTGGGTAGTGCCATTGCTGACACTACCCGTTACCGATAAAGGGGGATCAGGCTATGATCTGGTCAACCGAAGCCAGGTCGCCAAAGGCGATGGTGGTGAAGGGCTCAGCGTAGCGCCCGTTGTCGCCCAGGATAACCGCAGCACAGTCTACCGAAGTAGCGCCCGACAGAACCACACCCAGCCGCGCCCAGCGAAATGCAGTGGAGGCCATTTCTGCCGAGCTCAGGTTGATGACCGTCTGCCCGTTGGTATTGAGCAGGACTTCGGTCATAGTGAAGGTCTTGCCGGTCAGGGTTGTCCATGCGCCAGTCGAAGTGGCACAGCCGTACATCGTGCCAATCATCGAGGCGGCAGTCGCCCAAGAACCGGACATAGTGATTACCATGACCCTGCGCCATTTGCGCATGTCAAAGGTATCGGAGTATGTGGTTTGCGTTGAATAACTATCGGGATCGATAGTTCCGATAATAGAAAGCTGTTCACTCAATAATCTTTCAGCCATTTTATTAGCTCCTTATGTTTACGATTACGGACCAGCGATCAGGGTCACAAATGGCGAGTAAGTCGCCGTGCCATCTTCGCCGGTGATTGCGTTGTCTATGATCGGCTGCCCATCCACACGCTTTGTCACCCGCCAGGCTAACTGGTCGGTGTTGAAAGCATAGTGAGGCGAGAAGGCAATGCGCAGCCCGCCCACATGGTCGCCGATGAGATAGTAAGTTGGGTCGATCAGCATGATATCGCCCTCAGTATCCAGCGCTGGCAGGCATCCCACAACATACAGAGGCCAGCCCAGCAGCGTGGTCGGCATCCCCGACCGGATGTTATTCAGCCAGGTCAGGGGATTAGTCACCAGTTGCAGGATCTGGTCGATGGTGCCTGGCCCAATGAACCAGGCTGCCGAGCCATAGCTGTCGGGGGTGAAGTCCGAGACCATCTGCGCCAGGTCGCCGAGCACCACCGTGGTAGCGGTTGCCCGCTGCGGCCCGATGCGGGCACCAGATTGCAGGATACCCAGAGGCTTCCCTACCCCATCCCCACGGAAGAAAGCGTACTCTTCCGCAGCGCCGACGGCTTTGGCAAAAGAAGATGCCAGCAGCCCGTCCAGGTCATCGCTGAAGTCCGAGCGCACTTCTGAAGATACCAGGGAATAGGTGGACAGCTTGTGCGCCGTCAACTCGATCAGCCGGAAGCGCGGCTCCGATTCTGCGGGAGCGGTGGCTTCGTCGATCCAGTAAGCGATGGTGCCGCCGGAGTAAGCTGTGTCGCCCGTGCCTGCAGTGTCCGACTCGATGTCCAGCACCGGAAACTGCTTGGTGCGGGCTCGCATCGGCACAACAGTAGCGCCAGCCCTACGCAGGGCGGAGAAGTCCTTGACGATGTTGTTCAGAAGCTGCCCGTATTCCACTGGCACGCCGTACCCGCCCGTCGCGCCCGCGCCTTCTGCTAAGGCGACCTTGACGTGCTTGGGCAGGTTCTCGTCATCATCTTCCAGGTAGGTCGAGTGGTACACACTTGACAGCCTGCGCTTGTTGTCGTTGCGCACCGCAATCAGGAAATCGCCAAAGGACTTGGTGTCCGCATGGTCGGTCTCTGAATCGGGCGCAACGTAGCCAGCGTCTTTCAACTTCGGGGAAGCCTGGATGAGACCCAGCATCATTTCGACTTTATCAGTCAGTGCTTTCACTTGGTCTGTCATGTGTGGCTCCTTTTAGCCTGCGGCTAATGCAACAAACGGGCTTACTGTCGTAGCTGCATCCTCCAGGGTGATTGAGTTGTCAACCAGGGGTTGACCATCGACGCGCTTGGTAACGCGCCAGGCGAGCTGGTCGGTGTTGAAGGCGTAGTGCTCGCTGAAGGCTACCGATAACCCGCTGGCGTGGTCCCCGATCAGGTAATAGTTCGGGTCAACCAGCAGGATATCGCCGGCGGTGTTCAAGGCGGGTAAGCAGCCCACAACGTACAGAGGCAGACCCAACAGGCTCGACTGCCGCCAGTCGTCACGCATGTTCTCCATCCAGGTCAGCGGTGCGCTCACCAGTTGAATGATCTGGTCAACCACGGTGGCGCTGATGAACCATGCGCCGGAGTTCCAGGACTCAGGGGTGAAGTCGCTCATCATCTGCGCCAGGTCAGCTAGCGCCACGGTGGAAGCCGCGGAGCGGGCGGCTGAGATCAGCGCGCCTGAGGACATGATGCCAAACGGCTTGCCCACGCCGTCGCCGCGGAAGAAGGCATACTCCTCGGCTGCGCCCATAGCTTTAGCAAACGAGCGCGCTAGGATGCCGTCAAGCGATTCCTGGAAGTCGTCACGCACTTCGCTGGAGGCTAGCGAGTAGGCTGCAAGCTTGTGCACGACCAGCTCGATCTGGCGGAAGCGTGGCTCGGACTCAGTCGGAGCGGTAGCTTCATCAGTCCAGGCTGCGGTCACGCCGCCCGCGTAGGCGGTGTATCCGGCGGACGGGGCAGTCTCAATATCCAGCACGGGATACTGCTTGGAACGGCCTTGTAAGACCGTGGTCATCGCGCCTGCGCGGCGCAGGGCATTGAATTCTTTGGTTTTCTCATTGAGCACCTGCCCGTATTCGGTGGGCACACCATAACCGCCGGTGGCTCCCGAACCTTCCGCGAGGGCGACTTTATAGATAGTCTTCAGGCGCATGTCGTTTTTCTGCCGCACGGCGACGAGGTAATCGCCGAAGCTCTTGACTTCGGGATGATCTTTCTCGCTGTCGGGGGCAACGTAGCCTGCATCTTTGGCTTTGGGTGAACTTTGGATCAACTGAATCAGGGCATCAACCTTGTCGTTGAGTGCTTTCACTTCAGGGTCCACTTGTGGTATAACAATTTGATCGGTCATTTTGGTGGTCCCTCCAACATTTTCTAAATGGGTAAGATGTACCTCTTTCCTCTCTGCCTCTGTCGCGCTTGTTTCGGCGATCACCTCGCCCTGTAACAGCGCCTTTAGATGCGGCTGGAATTCGGATAGTGCTTTTATCGCGGCGATGGCGTTCTCCGTCATCATGCGCGGTTCTGCTGGTTGTACGGTCAGCGCATCCCGCTTGAGCGGCCAGACAAGAATCTCTCCGTCTTTCGACTTCTTGACCTTGCTGCCAACTGCTTCTGAGGATGTGCCAATCAAGCCTTCGTCAATCAGGCTTTCGAGATATTGCATGTACTCGGCGCGCCTGAATAAGATGCGGTCAACCCACAGCCCTTTGTCGTCTATCTTGGCTGTCTTCCAGTCGACGTAACCCAACACGTCGTCGCGCTGTGGGCTTTCCTGGTCGTTGTCTAAGCCATGCTCCCAATCTTCGTAGAGCACGCCGACCTTGGTATATTCGCTGTCAAATTTGGTGTTGGGTGTGAAATACTCGCCGGTCAGGTCTTTCCCGCCGAAGAGCACCATGTAGTTACCGACACGCAGCTCATCGTCGGTCTTGCTTATTGTCTTTAGGTAGTTTTTGCCGTGCTTGTCATCCCACATCCCCTGGCATTGAGCGACGGCTTGATCCTGGTCTTTGCCCTCCCCCATCACTTGAGGGATGCAACGCTCCATGTATTTATCCTTGTCTTCTTCCATCATTGGTTCGGGCATAATGCCTCCGAAAATTAACAAAAAAAAGCGGCACGTCATTTCGACGTACCGCGATCACCTCGCCATTAGTACTAGCGTCTCATGCAATCCCTGCGCTCACCGCGCCTTTGCTGGCTTGCACCTGATATTCAATTTTACTCAAATAATATCACACCGTAACAAAATAGTCAACGTTGTTTTTTATGTCAGCCTTGCAATATTTTATCCACTGCCCGCTTGAGATAAGCCAACACGTCATCGGCTTCTTCCTCTGCCACGTCCTGCACCGTGCGCCAGCCGGTCGCTTTGTGGTAAGCCGTCTGCGCATCCGCATCCTGGAGCAGCCTGCCATAACTCGTATCACTTCCTATAACCTGCTGCAAGCCGCCTTTCATGCCCTTGATAGTCCATGACTGCCCGTGGTCTTCACTGCCCGGCGACTGCCCGCGGCGATATGGCACTTCGATGATGCCCTGCCGGAGTGCCCAGAAGAAGAAGCGCCGGGACTTCTCAGTCTTGAACGGCTGCGGTCGGTGCTGGTTGCCATGCGGGTACTTGCTGACCTTGCCCTTGACGTGCACCGCGGACGCCTCCAGCGCAGGCACGATGGAGCGCATATCTGCCAGCTTTGCCAGTTTGCGCTTCAGTTCAACGACACCGCGGATAGTAGTAGCCATCACAACCTCACTACCTCAGTCGGCTTATCGTCGTACCCGTAGCGCTCCAGCGTGTCATGCTCAGCCGCGCAGATCATGCGCCAGTGTCCTAGCGTCATCACGGGTTTTATCTCGGTCACGTTCTTCACCGGCACGGGCTCGCTGAATATATCGTCAATGTGCTCCAT